ATGGTGTTGTGGCAATGAATCCATTAAGTGGTGGAACTATTCCAAAGTATAATAATAAATACTTATAAATAAGTATAAATAAATGTTAAAACGTGTAGTTTTAGCGATATTTAAAAGAAATTATTATAAATTAACTGACTGACATTTAACTGACAAAACCTATTTTTTTAGGTTCAACTGACATTTAACTGACAGCCAGTAATCATTTATTTGAATAATATTTTACTTAAATTATCAGATGCTTTTTTATCCATTTCTTCTAAAACATGAGAGTATCTGTTCATAGTTATTTGTATATCTGTATGACCTAACCTTTCTGAAACAACTTTCATGTTAGTACCTCCTAATAAAAGCAAACTTGCATTTGTATGTCTTAAATCATGCATCCTAATGTTTTTTAAGTTATTTTTTTTAATAAATCTATGAAAAGACTTTCTTAATGTAGCTGGTAAAAATGGATTATAATCTTTGTTTAAACAAACTAAATTATTTTCATTTTTAAGTATTCCTTGTAATTTTAATTTATTTTGTCTTAATTTTTCAATCTTAAGTTTTTCTATTAGTTCATCAGGAGCTGACAATGTTCTTCTTGATTTTGATGTTTTAGGTTCTTTAAATTCTATTTTATTATTAGCGTATATAAGTGTTTGACTTACACTTACAGAGCCGATATTTAAATCAACATCAGTCCATCTAAGTCCAGTAGCTTCTCCTAGTCGCAAACCTAATGTCAACATTAGTAAAATAGGTATTTCTATGTTACTATTATTTAGTTTTTCTATCAACAATAAAGCTTCTTCTCTATTATATATTTCAATCTTAGAAGAATTTTCTTTATGAGGAAGTTTTACAAAATCACATGGATTTTCATTTATTTCTCTTAATCTATATGCTTCTTTCAGAACAGAACTTATAAAACGATACCTTATCTTTGAGCTACTAAAAGTACAATTATTAAAAGTTGTATTTATAAAAGTTTGAATTAAAACAGGATTTATATCTATAAGTTTTGTATCTTTAAAAAAAGGTTCTATATAATTCTTAACCCAAGATTTCCTATTTATAACTGTATAAGGAGACCAATTTTTTTCATTTGACATTATGTATTTATAACACCTCTCTACAAGAGTGGTTTTACTTGGAGTAATAAACTTATTACTATTTATAGTAGATTTTATTTCAATTAAATGTTTTTCAGCATCCTTTTTCTTTTCATAGCTCCCATAACTTTTCTGTTTTATCTTGCCAGTCATTTCTTCTATGTACTCCACATATACATGAAATTTTTCCCCTCTTTTTCTTATAAAAGCTGATTTGATATTCATATGTACACTCCCTTTATAAGTATTATTCATGTTTAAAATATATTGAATAGCTCTTGTTTTATTATATCAAATCTAAGTTATAAATACTATTCGATAATAGATAGATGTATACAGAGATATATGGATGAATAAAAAAGTAATATATAGGTAAAATATGTAAGAATTATATGATATAATAATTGTAGCAAGGAAAATAAAATTGAAAAGCTAAGGGTGATTTTCTCGTATAAACGCCAAATTCCAATATAGGAAGGAGGTGAATTTATATGTTAATTAACTTTTTATTGAGTATAGTAGCTGGAATTGTGTCAGCTTACATTTACGAGAAAATAAAAAATCACCCAAACGCCAATAAGGGTGATTTAAAGAAATAACTTTTAAATTCTAATCAATTAGAGAAATTCACCTTTTACAAAGTAAATTTTATCTCCTTGCTATTATTATATCACAAATTTGTACAGATATTCAAAAATAATATTTTATTAAATTATAATTGTTTGAATATATTTAAGCTAATTTCTTATTTAATTCTTGTATTTTTAACGTTTGTCTATATTCTTGTGCTTCTGCCAATTTTGTATATTCCACAGTCTTATCGAAATTTTTCTCAACTTCTGTTCTTATTTCATCAAGCGTAACTTTGAAGAATTCTTTTCTATTATTTACCTTGTTAACTCTCTTATTATCAAAAGCTTTATGTAAAGCTGATTCTAATTTAGGTGCATCTTCACTAAATATAGTCGCATGTATATCATATTTAAAAGGAACTGATGCACTACTTAATTCATTTATTCTCTCAGTTGGGTCTAATCTTCTAGTTACTCCTATTTTATATATATTTTCTCCAAAACTACCAATATTGGAGATTATGTATACATGTCCTGCTCTTGTATTTTGTTCTCTATTTAATACATCATCTAAATCTTTTGATAGCAAAGCTAGTTTTTCTTCTATAGAATTAATTTTTTGTTCCCATTCTAATTTATCATTTTCATCTTCTGGGATAGTTGATTTTAGTCTAAGTAATTCATTCTTGAATTGTAATTCTTCTTTTTTTAGTTTTCTTTTCTGATTTTCAATTTCTTTTTGAACAAGAGCTTCTTCTTTCATTTGTTCTCTCAAAGCTCTTTGTTCTTCTTTTTCCTCTTCTTTCATTTGAAGGTATTCATAATATAAATAAAGCTCATCTATTTTCAAATTAAGATAGTTTTCTTTTATAGAAACCTTATTTGAAGTATTTAATTTATTTGTATCAGTAAATGCTTTTCGTATTCTTTTTTCTATAGAATCAATATTTTTAAAACTAACTTTTGACATAGCAATGTCGCACTCACTATTGAAGAGTTTAAGAGCTGTTTTAATATTTTGATTAGTCATAGTTCTACCTTTTTGAACACTTCCATCAACAGTCCAAGAATCAGAATATTTTACACCTGTTTTATTTCTTATTAATAGTTTTTGCATTTCTCTTATTTCTTTTAATTTTTCCATATATTCATCAGAGTTTTCAAAATCATATTTTGGATTATATAATCCAAATGATTGAAGCAGAACCTCATCTTCAGTCTGTATTAATTCTTCTGATAATCTTTTTAGTTCTTCTTTTTTATTTTTTAAAGTTGTGTTTATATCTCTAAGCTCTTCCCTTTCATTTTTTAATTCTTCTAAATGAGAATTTAAAGTATTAATATTATCTTTAAGTATATTTTTATCTTTTATAAGATTATCAAGTCTTTCTTTTTCTATTTTTAGTTCTTCGATAAGTTTAAATTTATCTTGGTTTTCTGAATCAAATTTATCAATTTCAACTTTCTTTTTGTCTAATAGATCGGATAATTCTTTTAACTTATTTTCATTTGATTCACATAAATCTTCAAAGTGTTTTTCTTTCATTTTAATTTCATCATTTAATAAAATATATTTATTATTGATTTTTTCGACATCAGATAATAGTATACTAATGCTATCTTTATGTTTTTTCATTATCTTATTTCTTTTAAATAAGAATATTATTGCAACTATAAATGATATAGAGTATGTTGAAAACGTAGAAAGAATTAGTATGGATATAGTCCATAAAGAATAATACCAGGGTATCTTGAAATTAAGATTTTTGATTTTTTCATCGTTGATGAGTAAATCACTTTTTAACTGTTCATTTTCATTGTTCATATCAAAACTCCTTTTTTATTTTTTGTTCTACTTTATGATAATAATAATTTAAGTATATAAAATTTTATGTGCAATTTCCATATATTTGCAAAAAAAGGTAAAAATAAAACAAAATGGTAGTTATTTAAAAGAATTTAGTTGGATTATAAAGGTATGTTAACAGAAATTAGAAAAATAATATAACATTCTTATAAAAGTATGTTATCAGTATTTTGAGCATAAGGAAAAGCCACTTAAAATTAGTTTTAATCATTTTAAGTAGCTCTTTTATTATTTTAGATACTCCTTTGAATATTTAATCCAAGCATCAATACCATCGATTAAGTGAATTAATTCGCCATAAATATGTTCTGAACCAAATTCATTTTTCATGTACATTATCCATTTTTTTCTACCTTGCAATTTAACTTTACCAATGAAGTTGTCTGAAGTATCAAATACATTAAATGCTCCATCTGACATTCTATCAAAGACAAAATTATTTTTTAATTCATTTTCGTACATTTTAATTTTAAGTATATTAAAAAAGTAGATTTCATTTTCATTAATTTTGAAGTTGTAATTTTTATTATTAACTTCGAATGGTATTGATTTGTTATTTTTAACAATATCCATATAATGTAAATTTTTATTATTAATACTATCATTTGCGTTATATGTTATAGTAGAGTGATTGTATATTACATCATTTATACTATTTATAGCATTATTAATTTCGATATTATCAATTTTTTCTCCTGCCAAACGTTTTACTAATATAGAAGTTTTGGAGTTATTTCCTAACATATCACAAAGTATATAGGATGATTTAATTATGTTATCTAAAAGTGTGTCTTTTAAATTTATATCTAATTCCTTTATGGCTTTGTAAGACTCAATTTTCATAGGTGTAATTTTATGATTTTCCCAGTTTATATTAATTCCTCTTTGGATATTTTTAGAGGATTCATATTTACAAATTAAGTCATATGCTTCCTCATATTTATCAATATAAATTAATTCTAAACACTGGTCTTCTAGGTCAGTATTTTTAGTAACAGATTTACGCACATCTTTCAACAGTTCTTTTCCTTTATCTGTTAAAGCATAATATTTGTTGGAGCTATTAAAAAAATTAGATAAATCTTTGCATGAGATTTCTTTTTCTATCCTTTCTATTAATTCAGCCTTTTTACCAGTTGATTTAATATTATTAGATTTTAATATTTCTTTCAATTCCGAAACTGTTAACTTAGTAAGGTCTTCAATGTAATTTGAAATCTTAAGATAATCCATGTTGAAAAACTTAGAAATTAAATATGAATAGTTAATATTATATTCATATGTCCAATAGGTTGCTATATAAGGCTCGTATATATTTTCTCCAATTATGTATTTTAGGAAAGATTTTTCTATTGATGTAAGTGGTTTAGTATCTGTTTCTAATATATTGTTTTGTGGGTTAAACTTATTAATACTATTAGTATGTATATCATATAAAGCATCTGATTTTTCTCTTGCTTGTTTTTCTAATTCATATAAATTTGTTGTATCATTATAACTTACATTCAATACTTTATTAATTTCATTTTTTACTTCTACATTATGAGTAGAAATAGAATTATATTCTTGTGAAGGTGTCATAGTGTTATTAGAAGTTTGTTTTGATTTATTTGATTTTTCATTGAAATCAATATTATTTTTGTTTTTATTTTTTCTAAATAGATTCAAAATGCTCATAAAAAATTACTCCTTTTGTATTTAATTAATTTCTAGTGTATTCTACTTTATGATAATAACAATTTAAGTATATAAAATTTTCTGCAAAAATACTATGTATATTGGGAAAAAACATAGAATTAAGTAGTTTTAAAAAGAATACTATATTTACAGGTTATAAAAAGTAAAATAAAAATATTAAAATTAAATAATAAAAAATATTATAAAAAGATACTTTAATAAAAAAATATAATAAAAAGCTCGATTAATAATATATATGAATGGAAAAAACATCCATCATTCTACAAAAATAGATTTTTTTATTACAATTACGGGTTTTTTATTGCAAGAACAAATCAAAAGTATTATTATGTAAGTAAGATAATTATCTAAGACAATTCTGAATAATCGGAAAACATTTCTAGAAATTAAAAGGTATAATTACATAAGTTTTACTGAAAATTTATTGGGAGTTTTTAACTAAAAATAAGAACATAAGTTCTTGCAATAGGGGGATGGTATAATTGAAGAAAGACGAGTATTTAAAGATTAATAAATATAAGTTAGAGATGATATTTAAAACAGAACCACAAAAATATGAATATATAATAAAATTAATCAATTATGAAGCTGATAATAAAAAAAATAAAAGAGTGTGAAAAGCTCTTTTATTTTTCTTCATTTATTATTTTATAGTAAGCATTATCAATAATTTTCTCTATTGCTTTTCTGTTCTCTTCATCTAAGGAATATAATTTGTGTAAAGCTTGTTCCATTTCTTTGTTTAATTGAGGATTTAAGTCTAGATTATTTTTTCCTAAAAGATAATCAATGGATACATCAAAAATTTCTGAAAATCTTAATAAATCTTCTTTAACAGGGTCTCTTTTATCTGTTTCTAGCATTGCAATTTTACTCAAAGAACAATTTAATAATTTTGCCAATTCCATTTGTGTTAAACCTTTTTGCTTTCGTAATTCTCTTAATCTATTAGAAAACATAATATCACTCCTTGTAATGTTTATACTACGATTGTATCACTGTTAGTGATACAAATAAATCTTTTTTTAAAAAACTTCACGAAAAGAGATAAAAAGTCTTGACTATATTCACTTAAAGTGATATTATTAATTTATCACAAATAGTGAAGGCGAGGTGTAACATGAAAGAGTTATCAAAGTTTAGAAAAAATTTAGGATTAACCCAGAAGCAATTAGCTGAAAGAATAGGCATATCTAAGTCTTATTATTCAAAGATAGAAGGAAATTTTAAAAAACCAGGAAGAGGATTTTTGGAGAAATTTAAAAATACATTCCCAAATGAAGATATGAACATTTTTTTTAAACAATAATATCACTTAAAGTGATGTAAGGAGGATTATAAAATGAATAACTTACAAGTAATAGAAAGAAATAACGAAAGAGTTTTAACTACACAGCAACTAGCAGATGTATATGAAACTGATGTAAATAATATACAAGCTAATTTTAACAGAAACAAAGATAGATTTAAGGAAAATATACACTATTTTTTATTGCAAGGCGAGTATCTCAAAGAGTTTAAAAACCAACCTACTAATAGTCAGTTGGTTTCAAAACATTCTAGTCAATTATATCTTTGGACTGAAAGAGGAGCAAATAGACACTGCAAAATATTGGACACTGATAAAGCTTGGGAGCAGTTTGATAACTTAGAAGAAACATATTTCAAAGTTAAGCAACATAAGCCAACTTGTATAGAAGATGTATTAATAGAAAGTTTAAAAGAAATGAAAGATTTAAGACTTCAAGTTAATCAAGCAAATAGCATTGCTTTAGAAGCAAAGACAGAGGTTGAAACAATAAAAGATGTAGTTTCATTAGACTCAAATAGTTGGAGAACAAATACACATCAACTAATTGCAAGAATAGCAAAAAAACAAGGTGGTTTTGAACATATAAATATGCTTAGAACAGAAAGTTATGAATTATTAAATAAGAGATTTGGAGTTGACCTACATAGAAGATTAATCAATAAAAGAAGAAAAATGGCAGAAGAAGGTGTATCTGAATCTAAAAGAGAGAAAGTTAACAATTTAGATGTAATACAAGATGATAAGAAGCTAATAGAGGGGTATGTGGCTATTGTAAAAGATATGGCTTTAAAATATGGAATATCAAGTGATTTAAGCAAAAATTAGGTTAAATCATAACAGTACCTTGAAAATTAAATACAGAATATTTTGAAAAGGAGTGGTTAAATTGAATAAAGAAAAAATGGCAGAATTTTATTCTTCAAAATGGAGAATAAACCTTCTTATAGACACACAAAAAGATTTAGCATATTCACTAGCTGATGTAAAAGGTAATTATCCAGCTTATCTAAGAAAAGAATATGAAAATTTAGAAGATGCATTTAATAAAGTAATTGCTGGAGAAGGCAAACTTTTATCAGAGTTATAAAAAAGTAGTTAGACATGTATCTAACTACTAAAATAAATTTACTGAATTAAGAATTGATTAAGAATCGTTTGACCTATACGCATTGCTAAATCAGGATATTTATTTAAAATATCACCAAATCTAGACAAAAAACCTTTTTTTAAAGGAATATTATTTTCAGATGTTGATTCAATTAAATCAACTATGTTTTGGGCTTCATATTTTTCTGCTTGAGTAAGGTTTTTATTAGTATCTATAAATTCTCTTAAATCAGAGAAATCAATACCATTATTTATAGTCACAGAGCCAGCATTACCAACAGCAGAGTTTTGCATATTCTGAATATTGAAAGTTTGATTTATATTTTGCGATTGATTCTTAGGTTCAAATTCTTCGAAATTTAATCCTTTGCTTGTAACATCCCATACAATTGGATATTTTGAGGCTATACAATTTCTTGAAATTAAATAATTATTTTCATTTAAGAATTTTATGGCTTTTCCAATTTCATTTAAAGATAATGATGGTAAATTTTCGTGTATTTGTTCTGTACTAAAATCAATGTGGTCGCTTTCAATAGCAAAAGGTTTTAAAAAAGAGAGTATTTTCTTTGAATTACTGTCTAACATGTGTGCACCACCTAACCATATATTTATAGGATTTATCCTACAAATATAGTATATCAAAGGAGGGAAATAATGGCAATTAATGACAACATAAATAAAATTTTAAAAGATAGAGATTTAAAAGCATGGAAATTAGCAAAAGAAATAGGCGTAGATTCAGGGAATTTATATGCAATTTTAAGAGGAGAAAATAAAAATCCAACTATAGATACATTAATAAAAATAGCTGACTATTTAGACGTTACATTAGACGAACTAGTTGGAAGATAGAAGGGGTGAGATAAAAATGAGTGTAGCATTACAATTCATAGACACAAAAGACTTAGTACAAGAGCTAATGCAAAGAGATGATACAACAGACATCATCAAGATGTTTTTAGATAGAGAAGGAATTAAAAGGATGGAGTTAATGACTATAGAAGAATTTTGTGAGTACTTGAAAATATCTGATGTAACAGCTAGAAACATGGCAAGAGAAGCCATGATAACAAAAGATTTTATTGCTTTAAAAATAGGAAGAAAGTACATGATTGATAGAATATCATTTGAAGAATTTATTATGAAAAATGCAATGAAAGATAAAGATGTAATGAAAAAAAGAAAGGGGGTGATTTAGTTGAATGTAAGAGTACTAATAGCTTATGTACAATTCTGTAAGCAATATAATAAGAATGCAAGTTTTGAAGGTCTTAAAAAATACAACAAAGGGGTAATTGTATGAGAATAATTTATAAAAACAAAGTTTACAAAGTAGAACAAGACAAAAAGTTATTTAGAATTACATACTATGATGAGCAGAAAAATAACAGGAAGTTTAATAACAATAAGAAAGTAAAAAGAAGTGTTTTAACAAGAGATATAGAGTTAGTTAACTTGTATTTACCAGTAAATTTAAAAATAAAGTAGGAGGTTTAATTGTATATGGTATTTAATTTAGAGAAGTTCAAAGTGGGAAATGCGATAAGAATAAGTTGTGAAAGATTTGGTTTTGAAATTGATTGTATTGTAGTAGTAGCAACTGAGGAGGAACTAAATTTAGCTTACTTTGATAAAGAAAGAGGCTGTATGGAGTATCAAGCATTGATACCAGAAGACCTTAGATATGATGATTATATTCTTCAAAGATTAGGTTAGGAGGAAATAAAATGGCAGCTTTAATAATGGTAGGTTTATTTGCAATATGTTTAGTAGGATTAGTACAAAATAGAGATTAAGTGAAGGGGTGTATTTAGATGGAAGCAGCTAGATTAATAGCAATAGGTCAAATCAAACAGGCTGAAAAAGAAATAAGTAGATTACAAGGAACAAGAAACAACAGTAGTTTAATGTGGTGGGAAGCTGTTAAGTTTGCAAGTGAAAATATATTACAAGGGTTGGAACATGATATAGAGCTAGAAGCATCAACTGATTTTAGGGAGTTTATGATAACACAAGAAGAACTTGAAAGAGATAGACCTATAGATGTGCAGATATAAGAAAAGAGCCTATAGCGAGGCTCAATTCAAAAATAGAAGTAAAAAATTTATTAAAATAATTATAGCATAAACGGAGGGAAATTATGAGTACTTTATATGAATTAACTACAGATTTATTAGAAATAGAAGAAGGTTTAACAGAAATAACAGGAAATGAAGCTGAAAAACTAGAGGAAATAAAAGAAATAATAAAACAAGAGATACAAAATAAAAACACTAGAATAGTGTCAGTAATAATAAATATCGATAGTGATATAAACTCTATAGATTCAGAGATTAAAAGATTACAAGAGTTAAAGAGGGTCAAAAAGAATACTATTGATAGATTAAAAAGCAATATAAAAGACTGTATGGAATTACTTGGGACTAAAAAAGTAGAAACAATTTTAGGAAACATAAGTATAAGAAAGTCAGCAGGTAGCTTAGTCATAGAAGATGAGGAAAAGATACCTGCTATATATAAAACAGTAGAGCAAGTTGTAAAAGTAGATAAAAATAGTATTAAAGACTTTATTAAAAAAGGTCATGAGGTTGAAGGTTGCAGGATTGAATATGGAACTACACTAACAATTCCAAAAGCTAAAAAAGAGGTGAATTAATATGAATAACAAGGCTTTAGAATTAGCAACATGTACCTTAGAATCAGGTCAAATACTTGATTACATGACAGTAAAGAATTACTTAGTAAGTGGAAATGGAAATGTAACAGACCAAGAAGTGCTAATGTTTATAGAATTATGTAAGGCTCAAAAATTAAATCCATTTATAAAAGAAGCATATTTAATAAAGTTTGGTAATTCACCAGCAAATATAGTAGTTGGTAAAGATGTATTTGTAAAAAGAGCAAATAAAAATCCTAACTTTGAGGGTATGAAAGCAGGAATAGTAACTGTAAATAAAAATGGAGAAATATTTGAAAGGGAGGGTAGTTTAAAGCTACCACAAGAAGAATTAATCGGTGGATGGTGTGAAGTATCAGTTAGAGGAATGAAGTTTCCTATAAAGTCTGTAGTGTCTTTAGAAGAGTATTCAAAGAGTCAAGCTACTTGGAAGCAAATGCCTTGTGTAATGATAAGAAAATGTGCTATTGTTACAGCTTTAAGAGAAGCATTCCCAGAAGATTTACAAGGATTATATGATAGTGCAGAAATAAAGACTGTACCCGATAAATTACCTCAAAAGCCTATTGAAATAGGTAAGGCAAGTCCATCACAAAAACAAGGAATACTTAAGTTAGCATCAATGAAAGGTTTGTATGATTATGAGAATAAAAAAGATACGTCAAAGCTAGAGGAATTTTGTAAAAGTAATGGATTTGATTTAAAAGAACTAAAATTTGAAGAAGTAGATGAATTAATTGAATTACTAAGTGAATATGAACCAAAAGATGATTTTATAGATGCTGAGTTTGAAGAGGTGAAAGAGGATGAAGTTGAAGTAAGAGAAGAAGCTGAAAATATAGATTGCCAAATAAGTATGGAAGATAATATGAATTTTGAATAAGTAGGTGATAGAGTGCCAATTTTCAGACAGATATATACAAATTTTTGGACTGACCCAAAGATACAAGAAGAATTTTCAGTAGAGGATAAACTATTTTATATATACTTACTAACTAACCCTCATACTACTCAAATTGGAATATATACAATAACTAAAAAACAAATAGCTTTTGAAATAGGTTGGACTTTAGAATCTACAAATGCAGTTATGGACAGATTTATTAATCACCATCAACTTATAAGTTATAATTCTGAAACTAGAGAAATAGCAATCAAGAATTGGGCTAAATATAATCTCAATAGAGCAGGAACACCAATGGAGAATTGTGTTAGAAAAGAATTAAGAGAGATTAAAGACAAGTCATTACTAATGCTAATTTATGAACATATAGAAAATAAGAAATTCAAACAGATATTTGAAGAATATTTTGATGAACTCCGTAACGGTGTACGTAACGAAACTCGTGACGAGGGGAATAACAATAACAATAACAATAACAATAATAATAACAATAACAACAACAATAAAAAGGTTACGGTGGTTGTGGATAAAATTAAATCATATTTTGATTTAGAATCTAAAGACATTGAAAAAATTGTTGATGTATTCATACATACAAATAAGGGGATTGACTATTTAGAGGAAAAATTGAGGTTGGTCAAAAATACGGAGAGTGTAAAAAGTGTTACAGGCTATTTAATTACGGCGTTAGAAAAGAATTATAAACCTATACCAAGTAGAAAAAATAAGACTAAGTTTCATAATTTTAACGAGACATTTGGACAATATACAGATGAAGAATTAAAAAACATGGCTAATAGAGGTCAACTTGAAGAAAGTAAATTCGGTTAAGTTAAGTATTCTAGGGAGTAATTATACAATATTACTTCCTAGAAGTTAAAAAACATTGGAGGTAAATAATATGAATGAATTAGTAAAAATAACGGATAAAGAAATAGCAAAATGTATAAAGTTACAAAAAGGATTTGCAAAGAAAAAAGATTACCCTCATTTTGCGCCAAAGGATGGGATTTGCTGTAGATGTGGAAGAAATATTTATCAAAACTATGAGATAAGGTTTTTTAAAGAAGCTAGAATCTCAAAAGGATATGCTAATATAGCTGGTAAAGAACTTATAACTGGATGCCCACATTGCAGTAGAACTTTCTGTGATTAAAAATACAAAAATTATTAGGGAGTTAATATAACTATTAACTTCCTAGAAGTTAAAAAATATTGGAGGTCTAAGAGTGAAATATGAGTGTGAGA